CATCTTTCCTGCCCCAATTCAGTAGCTCCATAATGCCCCCCGCGCCACCTAGGAGTGTGGATAGTTCACTAGGCTCAGAATACGAAAAACTTTGGGCTGCAAGAGGCAATCCTTGGAGAAGCGACTGCATGTATTGTGTCTGCTTGTAAGGAAACTCACGTTCTTCCTCAAACTGCAGGTAATCTGCGGCGATACCTTCCTGTTCTATATCCCGCATCTCACGCCCTGCCTGCGATTGGGCGTCCAATACCCCAATTCCATACTCTAGGGCACGGTCTCGGGCAGTTTGGGCGCGGTCCTGTTCTAAGTTGAACTGTTCTGCTGCACGAGAATAAGCATCCCGGTACCCCTCGCCAGTTACCCCAGCCATCTTGTCGAGCATGGCCCTAGTCAACTCTACGTCTGCCAGCGCCTGTCGAGACCCCCCATAGGCTCCAGCTTGGGCTAACTTGGCGTTCTGTGCGGTACGCGCAATATCGGTCTGCCGCCGAAGCTCATCCAATTGCGGGTTCAGAGCCTGCTGGATGTAGGGGTTCATAAAAGTTTGTGCAGTGCCATCAGCCGTAAATGACTGAGGCTGGTAGGGCTGTAGGGCAGCACCTGATGCATCCGTGGGGACCCCTAAAGCTGCAATACCTGTAGCAGCCTGCTGCTGTAGCGCCGAAGGGCCAGCCGTAAGCGGTCCGGTATAGGCTTGGTAGGGCATATCCCCCAAAGCCTGCCCTCTACCCAATATGTCAGTGACATACGGCCCCGCCCAACTAGACAGGGAAGATTCTGATCCGGTGTGTTGCCCTACATTAGGATCGGGACCTAAACCTACACCACTACCCGCTGTTTGTTTCGGGTCTACCCCAGTTCCAGTTGCAATTCCAGTAGCCATAGAAATATACCTTTACGCAGGTAACGCTTTACGCGGGTTAATCTGTTTACCTTGGGCGGATCTGCCCGTACGTTGTTGCCGTACACGAGCCATCATTTCGTCAAGGGTTTTTGCCCCAGCATTGGAGTTTCCATTACCAAGGTGACTGACAACATCAGCAGGTACAACAAACTCCCCATCACTTAATGCAGCGGGTTGATTGTTGTTAATCGTTGCCGGAACTGCATCGGCCATACCATCGGAATTTCCACCGAGATACCGACCTTGAGCAAGTGCGACTATACCCCCATGACGCATAGTAGACACGGGGGGTGGCCTAGACTGTCTGGCAGGATTTGCAAGGTTGAATTTGCGTAGCTCTTCCGCTTGTGCGATGGCTTGTTGATTAGCAGCGGCAATACCGGGAGCTTTAGCGTACTGAATATCAGAAAAATATCTTTGCCCAGAACTACCGGGACGCCGATTTGGGTCGTACGCATAAGTTTGGGTAACAGGTGCAGCCATTGGCGACTCTGCAGTTCCTGCCAGCCCTGCGACACCCGCCCCGCCCCCCATAGGAACACCCTGACGCACAGCCGTATATTTAGGTATCCCGCCTTGGTAGCCAACAGGGCGAATATCGGGGTCCAACATACCTTGGTTGTCCAGTAACTTAGATATTCCTGCACCAAGCAGTGTGCTACCTAGGTCGGTATCCGCAAAAGCCTTACCGCCGTCCAACATCTTAGCGAACCAACTTCTATCATCTTTTTTATCTTCATCCGCCTGAGGGTCGTTAAATAACATCATAGTCGTTTCTAACCTCTACCTCTGGGGCCAACTAGCCCTAGTAGTTGATCTGTTGTGGCACCTAATTGAGTAGCAAGGGATCTGCCTTGGGGGTCAGTTCCATAAGGACTGGCAAACAGCCCTGCTTGCTGGGGAGTAGCAAAAATACTACCAAAGTCGTATAGGTAATCAATATTCGTTGGGGGTGGCGTAGTAACAGACACTTCTCGCCTCATCGAAGCAGGGTCCGACAAGACATCCATAAGGAGGTTTTCCTTCTGTTCCTGCTGAAGCTGCCTGTTAAAGTCAGTCTGTAAGTCGATTTTAGTTTCAGTTAGCGCATCAAGTTCTCTTTGGGTATTAGCATCTATCGCTGCGTAAATACCTGTGGGCCCCGCAAACGGAGATGTAGTAGCTACATCAACTGGGCGTCCGGCAAGCAGATCATCCAGCATCTGCTGGTCTTCAATAGTGATCTGGCCGTCCCCGGTGACATCGTACAGCGCAAGCTGGTTCTCTGTTAGAACTTTATTCTGCGCTATGACATCAGCAACGAAATCAATATCCGTTGCGGTTACATCCTGTCGGGGCTTACCTACTAGATCCGCGACTGCATCAATATCGCTCGCTAAAGCCGCTTCGGTACCTGTTAAAGATTCTCCAAGAGTAGTCTCAGCGAGGTCTATCCTCTCAAGGACTTCCTCAATAGATATATCTAGGTCAACCGAAAGGTCAGATAAGGCGGATTCAATAGCCGCGTCACGTTGCATCCCCGCTTCTTCTTTAGCAGCGATGTCCGCAAACAACCCGGTAGGATCAACAGACTCATCGACATTGGGGGTAGAAGGGTCGTCATCCCGCCCCGGCGTACCCAGTACATCCGCAACGTCTGCAACGTCTTTTGTAACACCTGCTATATCTGCAGCTACGTCTGCAGCCAGACCACCTATGATGTTAGTAAGGGTGTCTGCAGTTGTATTTAAATCTCCAGCTAGTGTAGCTATAGCTTCGTCGGTGCTTAGCCCTTGATCTTGTATTAGCTCAGTTAACCGGGCCTCGACTCCATCTATATCAGTACCGAGATCAGCCAGACCTGCTTCTAGGTTTTTTATATTTGCAGCTACGTCTGTAGCCAAATCACCTACAAGATTAGTAAGGTTGTCTGCAGTTGTATCTAAATCTCCAGCTAGTGTAGCTATAGCTTCGTCGGTGCTTAGCCCTTGATCTTGTATTAGCTTAGTTAGCTCAGTCTCAACCTCACTTACGCTAGTCCCGAGATCAGCCAGACTTGTTTCAAGGCTTGCTATATCTGCAGCTACGTCTGTAGCTAAATCACCTACAAGATTAGTAAGGTTGGTCTCGGTTGTACCTAGTTCTGCAGCTAGATCAGCTACAGCTTTATCGACATCACCGTCGTTAGCGTTGATTAGCGTAGTTAACCGAGTCTCAACACTGGATATATCAGTCCCTAACTCAGCCAGACTTGTTGTCAGACCCGCTATATCTGTAGCTACTTTTGTAGCCAGATTACCTATGGTGTTAGAAAGGTTGGTCTCGGTTGTACCTAGCTCTGCAGCTAGATCAGCTACAGCTTGATCGACATCACCGTCGTTAGCGTTGATTAACGTAGTTAACCGAGTCTCAACACTGGATATATCAGTCCCTAACTCAGCCAGACTTGTTTCAAGATCTGCACCGAGAGATACGTCTGCGGCTACGCTTGAGGCCCAGTCACCTATAAGGCCGGTAAGGCCCTCCGGACTTACTTCTAACTTATCAGCCAGAGTACTTAAAGCGTCCTCTAGATCCCCACCGTTATCAGTGAGTGACGCAACTAAATCAGCCCTAGCTTCTTCTAAGCTACTCCCTAGCTCAGCCAGTGCATACGACGCTCCCATGTAGCGGAAGGGGGCTTCTTCATCGTCAACCTCTTCGTCTAGGTCAACCTCTTCGTCAACCTCTTCGTCTAGGTCAACCTCTTCGTCAACCTCTTCGTCAACCTCTTCGTCTAGGTCAACTTCATCGTCTAGGTCAACCTCATCGTCTTCTTCTTCGTCATCTTCAGATAAAGGTGGGCCTTCTGTTTGACCACTGGTGCCAGTCATGGGGGCGGTAAAACCTGTACCCTCGTCATCTGCAACGTCAAGATCCAAATCAATGGAGCCTTCACCAGTAATACCTGAGCCACCTAGAGAAATTGCATCGTCACCCTCTTCGTCTAGGTCAACCTCTTCGTCTAGGTCAACCTCTTCGTCTAGGTCAACCTCTTCGTCAACCTCTTCGTCTAGGTCAACCTCATCGTCTACGGCTTCTTTATCGATAATGGCATCGATTTCTCCGTTTAAATTTTCGGGCGGTTCACTGACAAGGTTGTTTATGTCCCCAACAGTAAACGCGCTATACGCAGACTCTCCGTCTTCAGCAGCCCGGTCGGCTATAGCGTCTCTTACATCTGCCGTAGTCGTTATTTCATCTTGGGCAACAGTGCCTAGGATGTTATTGATTAATGTAGTAGCGGTTATACCTGCGCTATTTAACGCCGCTGCGGCATTGTCATACAGTGTTGTAAACGCTGTTGGAAGGCTTCCGTCTGCTACATAAGCATCATAGGCGGATTCAAAATTGTCTAATATGTCTCGTACGTCTTCGTCGGTAGCAATAATCAGGTTAGAGGCTAGATCACCGGTTTGTGACAACCCGTATATCGAACCGGTTGTACCGCCTCCAGCGAGGAACGCCATTACAACAGCGCCAGAAACATCGCCTGTAACATCAATATTAGGGTCTAACAAGGCCAACTGCCCACTTACATAATTGGCAACAAGTCCCTCCTCAACAGACTCGGTAGCACCTTCCTTAAAGAATATCGAAGTTCCTTCCCCTACCCGGTCTACCAACGCATCGATGCTACGCCCAAGCAAAGTAACGCTATCCCCAGCGATATCCCCTGTTAAAGGGTTGTATTCCGGGGCATCTGGCAAATTCCGCCCGAATATGTTTTGTTCTAAAGCATCTCCCCCAACCTTGTTTAGCGCAAGAACAGCGGTCGCCTGAAGCAGGCCAGCGTTCCAACTAATATTGGTCGCATAGGCGCGAGCTTCCTCCTCTCCCAGCCCAGAACGAAGCGCCACATCTAGGGCTTGTTCGTAGGCCCCGCCAGCAGCCGATCCAAAACTTTCAGCTACGTCGGACATAAGAGCGGCGTTTAGCGATACATTTCCTGCAAGAAGCTCAGCTACCTCATCACTACGCCCAACTATTTTAGCAGCGCCCTTAGCTGCTACCCCTGCGGCCCCGCCAATTAGGAGGGGAACAAGTTCTTGAGAAAGTTCTACACCTATGTACTCAGCGAGAAACATTGTGGGGTGGTCTTCTATAGCCCCGAAAAGCCCCTCAATAACTTCAAGAGAACGCTCCGTTGTGGACATAGCATCCCGTGCGGCTATCGCTGCTGCTGTAGCTTGTTCTACGGTGAACCCGGCAGCTATGTTTGCTTCATAAGTATCACGGTAAGTCTTCCCCTCTATCGCGGCGGATACCCGTCCGTCAAAGGCTTCTTTATCGGCTGTGTACTCTTCTGTGAGTCCACCTTCCCCTATTGCAGCAAGATCTTGAGCAAACCGAGTGAACGCGCTCTCTTCAATTTCCCCGAGTCGCCAGCTATCACTACCTACAGGCTCAATAGAGCTAATAAAATCGTACGTGGTGCCGAATGCTTCAAAAACACCACCTATACCCCTAAAGGTATTAGCCATAATGTTCTGTACGTTGGTGTTATCCAACGTAAACGTAGCGTCGAAAATCTCGCTACGGGCTTCAAACTCCCACTCGTCACTGTTTACGAAGTAGTCCATGACGTTGCTTAATTGGTCAACGAGGGACTGATCCATATCTAGGAGTTCTGCAACCTCCTCCCCGTCGCCTTGAGAAGCCGCAGCCATAAATACAAGCGCACTATCTTCAGGACTAAGGGATTCCCGTAGATTCTCGGAAAAATCTACGATACGGGTAGAAGTTGTGGGGTCACCGTTAGCATCGAAAGTTGTTATTTCTTCCTTAAAAACCCCCGGACTAACCATCGTACGTATGACAGTCTCTCGACCATTCATCCCGTTGTACCGCTCTTCGTATTCCGATAGCTGTATTAAACTTCCATCTGGCCCTCTGCCTACCGGAAGATTTAGTAGATCTATAGGAGTAGCCGAAACGATACCGGCCCAATCAACTGGAGCGTCTTCTGAATCCTGTATCTCGGCTGCAAATATGCTGGCAGATTCACCGGGAGGAAGATTGTCCCCTGCTTCGGTGATAATCTCGTTCCAAGCCGCTAAGAAGTCTTCCTGTACAGAAGGGTCAATCTGATCGGCAGAGAAAGAACTATTTACCTGTGCAATAGCTCCAAGAATATCGGTTCCGGTCCCATTCTCCGCTACAAACTTATCCCACAGTGCTCCTAAAGCCTGTTGCGCGTGTGCAGAAGGACTTCCCCCTCTAAGTTTGAATGCATCTTTATCGGTAGCACTTAAAACATTGTTTACAAGTGTGTTCCAATTTTTGTGCAATCTACGTTGGAAGTCTTCTATATTAGTAACAGGGCTATTATGTACATTTTCCAAATAATGTTGGGCGACTTGCGACTCACTAAGAGCTTCCCCAAGTTTATTTAGATAAGCATATTCTGCTGCGTTAAAATTAGGATCTAGCGCAATAGCAAAAGCAGTACCTATTTCTTCTTCCTGCGCTATAAGAGCCTCATCGAGGTTTTCGCTACTGTTGTTTAGGTTTTCCAAAGAATCTTTGTACTCACCCAGAGCAAGGTCATACTCCTTAACTAACGGATCTGCATCTGCAGCGGTAACAGACTCTAGTGCAGCTTGATACGCATCTAGGTCGGTATCTATGTCTGCAGCAAGTTCCGCAGTAAGTTTGTTTATTTCATCTATCAGCCCTTGTAGATGCATGTCGCCACCACCCTCATCATGAAGGCGAGTTAGCTCCCGTATCCGCTCTATCTGCGGCATCCACTTGTCACGTAGCGTCTGTAATGTTTCGGAGTCCTCTTCGTAATTAGGGTACTTGTCTTTCCATTCCTGATAGAGTCCGTCTGATCTGGCAGCTAGTGCTTCAGTTTCTCCGTAATCTCCGGAAAATTTATCTAAAATATTTCCGAAAGAAACTCCAAAATCAGTCTCATCTAATAAATCATGGAACTCCTTTGTGGTGTAGGCTTTGAAAGTGTTGTATGCAGCCCTACCCGCTGCTTCCCCACCTTCCCCACTTAAAATACTTCCTACAACACGTTGTGAAGCTGCGGCTATGTAGGCTAATTTCCTAGGGTCCTCTAAATCGATACCTAAATGCCCTGCTACCCCTTGTATAAATTGCGTAGTTATAAGGCTACGGCTAATAGCACGGTTAATAATGTCTGAATTAACATCCTCACCAGTCAACGCAGCCGCTAAAGAAGTCCCTATTACATTCTGTACTGCACTAGGCAGAAGTCTAGTTCCGGTTACCTCCCCGTTTTCGTTGACAATATCTATTTCCCAGTCTAGTCGGTCTGCAATGACGCCCGTCGCTGCATCTATAGCCGGTGCGAGCCCCCCTCTAAGAAAGGCTTCAAGAGGATCTTCCCCGTATATGACCGCATTAGTAGCTCCCTCTGCTCCACCAGCAATCATATCGGCAACAAGCTGGCTACCAACTTTGTCCCCTACGGCTTCTCCGACAAAATCTCCTACCTCACCCCCAACTTTAGCGGACACATAGGATATTGCGGTGGCCTTCAGAGCATCCCCCAGTGAACCTCCCGCACGGTAGGTCTCCACTCCATCTATCAAAGGGAGAGCCCATAACTGCCCAGTCGCGATTGCGGCTATCCTGAGAGTGGCTGCTAAAGGGTCCTCAAAGAACCCATGCGCGAAATCGTCTACCCACCGCCCCACCGGCCTTATAATGTCGTTTACAACAAAATCACCGATGTCTTCAACACGATCAACTACCCAGTCAACCGCACCTTCGACTATATCGAATACTTTCTTACTGAAGCGTTCTACAGCGGCCATCTATCTATTCCGAAGTAACGGTCCCATGAGGGGCTTCTTACCCAAGTGGATATACACGACATACTCATCCGTACCCTTAACCTTACCTATACTGAATAAGGTGTCAGAGTTTTGCTGCTGCGCCCTACGGTCAAACAACTTAAACGCATTCAGGAACACGGGGGTACGAAACGTAGTCATATAGTGCGTGATCTTTCTCTTCTGTAGGTAAGTAAAGTACTTGAACCCATTCAGAATGAAGTTACGCCCTGTATCTACGTTAAACGCACGCCCGACCATCTTGCGCTTGTTCTTACCCTTCCCCTTGTGCCCTATAAAGACCGTATTACCGATCTGCACTGCATCAGTGCCGGGTATCGTCATCTCAGAGGCAATAAATGCTAGGTACTGGTCGGGGGAATACTGATCCGTGGTCTGCTTATCGTTACTAGCAGCCATACCGAGGATCACAGGCCCCTCCAAAAGTCGTTCTTTGCTGTTCACTATCTGCATACTAAGACGCCGGAAGGAACAGCGCGGCAGAGTAAATGTTACCCATGCCAGCAGCTAGACTGAGGAAAGGCCCAGCCGGGACCTCTGCGCTTTCCGAAAGGAACACAGGGTCGTAGGCCGTACGGTTAAGTATTTTGGGCACGTAGTTACGCTTCATGTCGTCCAACAGTAAACCTGTTTCCAGCAGGCCGCTTGCTCCCATTGTATGCCCTACCAAGGGCTTGTATGAGGTCGCTATAAAGTCAGGACCTAGGGATCGCAATAAAGCCGTTCTTTCCGCAGCATTGTTTACTGGCGTACCAGTGCCATGCGTCTTCACTAACTTTACACAATTTGGGGGCAGATTGGCTATATAGAGGGCACCTTCTATAGCTTTGCTGTACCCACTCCCATCAGACCGTTGCCCCAGCGGGTTGGTGTTATCTTCGGCGGAACTATACGCCCCGAGGAACATAGCCGCAGGGTCAGCCATGTTGGGATGTTCTTTCTCAAAAACCATAACCGCTGCCCCCTGCCCAATATGAAACCCTTGGTTCCGCTCATCGAAAGCGGAAGGCTGCATGTCCTCCTCATCCTTGTACTGCAGGCTGGCTCCCGCCTCCCCAAAAAACTCTAAGACAAGATTGTTTACGCTGTCTTCTCCGGTAAACACTACAACCCGGTCAAACCCAAAGTTATTCATCAGGTTCTGCATATCCATGAGGACTTTCAGGCTGGACGCACAGGCACTAGCATCCGTAGATACGTGATCGTGTACCCCAAACATGCCAGCTATGCGCCCTGCATAGATATTAGATAGCACGATAAAAGGTACCTTTATCTTGTAGTGCAGTTGCGCAGAAGGGTCTTTGTCGTAGCGCCCATTGTTGCCCATCCATCCTTGATTACCTGCGGCAAACAGGAATCCGGTCTTACCCTTAACTGGATTGTCACGGACGTAATTAAGGAGATCTTCATCCAGAAGTCCCTCTAAAAGTTTATGAGGAGGGTAGGACATCCCACGTTTAGCCCGTTTGAAGGTCTTAGGGAGGATATGGGCGTGTTGAGGGTACGGAACGTCATCAATAAGGGTTTTTTCGGTAGTACTTGCGGTGCGGTAATGCGTTATATAGATCACCCTAAATCCTCCAGTAACTCTTCTACGGACTCATAGGTGTCTTCAGGATCAACGGTTTTCTCCTTCAGCAGGTGATCGTAAAGGTCCTGAACGGTCATACCTTTAGGTAATTCCTCATCACCATCCTCGGGTATGCCATAGGCTTCAGCTAGGACAAAGTACGTCATTGCAACGTCCAAGCTATCTAGGTTAAGCGTATCTTCATCTACTACATCGTTGAGTGCAGTTGCGGGTACATAATCGGAAGGTATGCTCTTCTGGGATAACGCAACAGCGTTAAAAAGCTTTAAAAAGTCCAACAGTCGCTCCTCTAATAAGGGTGCGGTAAGTATAGAGGACTTGATACTAGGAGCAACTAGAGCTTATATATTACTAATATACGACACCGCTACAGAGGCAGACGGTATACCGGAATGGGGGGATGAGGCGCTCTCCGTATGCAGATTAACGTCTGTGTCACTAGTAGCCCACTTGACCTCTACATATTGGGTTGCTGTAAGAGATACATGGAACAGACAATGCAGGCTGGAATAATCCCCCGGACCTACAGTGTATTTCTGTGCTGTGTACGCTTTGTTTGATCCATTTAACGCAAGCCATACAAGGACGGTCTGTTCAGCAGCGTCGTTGTTCTCTACCTGCAGCATCACATCGAACCCGTACAGCCCATCGTTATCGACGGTTATACGACTGCTACTAGCGACACTGACCGCATTGCTCGTGTCAGTGGTATTAAAAGTTACTGAGTATCCGGTATTAATGCCTGCAGCCGACTGATCGGCTGTGCTATAGAACATACCGTGGGGGGAATATAAGAATTTACCTCCCCCATCAGTCCGCAACAGGGTATCTAACGTACCAGTGAAGCGGGTAAAGAATAGCCGAAGCACTCCGTTAAGCTGGTCCATGTATGGGCGGTTATACATGTCCGTTGCTTGAGGTAAAGCAGGAGGGGCTCCTCTATATATCTCGTTCGCCATTAACGTCGCCCATCGACCCGCATATCAAATCGTGGGGAACCTAACTGCCACCTGACCCCTTCTGCGGTAGATTCGACCTTGAGCGACATTTGCCGTCCTCGTACACGGGTGTGTATCTGCCCTGTGTACTGCTCTACAGGAGAGGTGGCCGTGCGAGTTACCGCCCCTGAACTGTTACCACTCTCAGACGTTGGATCGTTATAACCGGACCCGGAGTTAGCCAAAGGCAACAGGGATATAGTTGCGGCTGGGGAAGTAGCTGTGGACCCTTCAAACACCATATCGGGCATAACACGGCTGATTAAGGCAAACCGATGCCCGTCATCAATATCGAACTGCCCAGAGGTAATACTTGCTGTTATTGCGGTGGTAGTCCCAGTTTCTTTATCGTCCGCACCGACTTCGTGGTCTACGAGGTTGTAGGTATAAGTTGCGGCTAAAGGGCTATCCCGCAGGCCGGAATCCATCCACGCTGTGCGAGCCATCGTACCGTAGTACCAAGTCTTATCTAGGTAGTTATAGACGACATACCTATCAATAGTTGTACTGTCGTCAGAGCAATAAAACCACCACACTTCATGGAAAGCCTCATTCGTACCCGCGAATACTTGGTCGTACTGAAGCGTATTAAAGTCATCAAATACATACCGGCGAACCGTACATGGCAGGGGCTGGGTGCGCCCGTCATACATGTAGAACTTGTCTTTTCCCATCCAGAGGGACACTCCATTAGAGTGTGCGACCGCGTTTTGGGATGCAATAGAGACATTATCCCCGACTAGGTTAGCCCCCCATACAGCAGGAGGGCCTTGATATTGCAGAGAGTACAGAGAGGAATCAGTCCACACTAGTATCTCTTCTCTGGACTGTCGGGCACTGACTATCTCTGTACCCTTAGACAAGCGCAGATCTCCTGCTTGATTAGTAGCCGCAGGAGTCCAGTTCGTAACACTCTCTTGGTCAGACCAACGTATCAACATAGGGTCTGTTGTCGCGCTTCCCAACACGTTAGTCCCCATGCAAAACACAAACCTACTTACGTCAGATACAAATACCAGACGTTGTGTAGTAGGAACATCGGATGCACCAGATAACGATGTAAGCGCAACCGCCCGAGTAGATAAGCCGTTCGTAGCATCCCAGTAGTACGCAGGGCCATCACGAGGACCAAATACAAGATCTTCCCCGAACTGCGCTTGGGACCAGAGACGTATATTCTCAGTAGACGATAACCCTGTACCCCACGTACCCCCACCCCAAGTACCTGCACCCCAGCCAACCGCAGGCACCTCGTAGGCTTGCCCCGTAGTTATCTGGTACTTGCCTACAATAGAGCCCCCACCATTTCCACTGTCGGAAGCATTTGCTGCGACCGCAACTCCAGTTGAAGGGTTCTTGGCTGTGATCTTGTAGCTATTAGCGTTTACAAGTTCAGCTACTTGGTACTCTTGGTTAAGGACTTCCGCAGTTATGGTCCCACCTAACGATGCGGCCCCTGTAAAGGCTACAAAATCGTTCTCAACGGCCCCATGAGAGGAATCTGTGACGGTTAGGGTACTGCTCCCGTTAGTGGCAGCAAAAGTAACATCCCCGGCGGAAGTAGTAGCACGTAAAGGAGTTATATCGTTATACGCTGCCCCTTCCTCAAGGTAGAACTTGAGATGAGTGCCCACCCCTATGTACTGGATGCTACCAAGCGTTACCCAACTTGATAGCGACCTGCATACCCCTAGGAAAGTAGAAGTAGATATTCGTTGCCAGCCCCCTATTTTTTCAGGGTACCCACCACGAAAGCGAACCTTGTCGCACTCATACCAACCGGGCTCACTGGTATACCGGCTTACTTCACGGTTAACCCCCGGCTTGAAGACCATCTTTTTAAGTGGCATGACACACCTATAATGTTTGCCCAAAGATAGGGGGCAATGTAGTTACAGTAATAGACACACTCTGCTTTAGCTCTAAAGGTTCCCCACAATCCGAACACGTTGCCGCAGCTAGTTCCGCCTCATCTAGGTCAAATCCGCAGTACCCACAGACTACTTCGATAGTGTGCAGGGGCTCGACTGCATCCCCATTCGTGTGAGGAAACACAACTTTACGCATATTCACCCGTGCGTATCATCTTGCAAATTTCTCTGGCCCTGTTCCCTACCTGTGTAGCCCACCTACTGTCGTAGAACTCTTCAGAGGCTCGATCAAAATCCTCCTCTGCCATCGCAGCTAAAGCTTTTACAAACCCCCGCAAGCGGGTCTGCCCGATGTTGAAGGACAGGTCAATCATAGCGTGCTGTCGAGCCTCGTTAAGCGCCGGAAACCAGAAATACTCCTCAGTCAACTCCGTCCGGACCCGTTCTATATCGTTAGTAAGCAGGTAGTCGATTTCGTCATCGGATAACCCAAGACCGGACTTAGACACGTTACGGCCTACACCAATTGTTTCATGCCCCTCACTACATAAATAAATATGGGCTTCTACGCCCTCATGGCGACGTAGCATTTCAATCAATTTGTCCATTAGTCCACCAACTCTTCCTCAGGCACTTCTTCAGTCCGATTCAAGTCCTGATAATAATCTACTATGTTCAGGATCTGACGTAGGTACCGTTTTATATCTGCCATATTGGCAGACAGGTTTTCATACCCTTTGGTTGTAAGGCCGTACCATACATTTACGGGGGCCTCCCCGGCCTTCAGATCCGTAATGTACTGCTCCATCTCACTGGGAGTAAGAATCTTCCATTCTACGGGTAGGAACACAATCTGTTCTGGTAGCACCGGATGGAACACAGGCGCAGGCTTCTCTATCGTAACTATCTCAACAGGTCTAACTTGCGGGACAGGTTCGGGCCTATCTAAAAGCGCACAAGAAGGCAGAAGCAGACTAGCGAGCAGGATCAGTGATCTGGGCAAGTTCATCGCCAACCCCTTTCGTAGCTTTATTGACAATTTTCTCAATTAGACCGGGTTTCCGTATAGAAAGGTTGTTGAGGTCGTGCCGAGCGAACTTCTGGCGCAAGGTGGACACTTCTGTCGCAGCCTCCCGATTTTTCTGCTCCAGCCCTTGAATCTGCTCCTGCTGCTGTTTTTGCGCCTCTATAGCACGAACGATACGGTCATTTTGGGCTTTAATCGTACCTTCCAACACTTGTTGATTATCTACTGCGGCTTGCAGTTCAACACGTAACGCGACTTTTTCGGCCTCAGTGCGGTCGTAATAAACCTTAAAAGACACCACGCACAGAACCAGTGCGGCCCCTAAGACCCCCGAAATCTGCCACATTACTTACGCGCCATGTAAGCCGTAGCCCCGAAGTACAAGCCCACCACAGACGCTTGAGAAAGAAATAACATATCACTCAGGCTTGCGAGCGTAGCTAACCGTGCTTCAGGGACAAAAGGCATCAAGGGCAGGATTGCAAAACCGCACATGGAGCACATGGCTACCCACGCCATACGACGCTGGGTATCAGCCTTTTCCTCCCGCATCTCCAGTTCAAGCATATCCTGAGAGCGACGGATCTCGTCATCTGTAACCGTGCCATCGCCATCTAAGTCAAACTCAGCGTATTGAGATTTGGGTTCTAATTTCTTAGGCATCTATTCAGCCCCGTAAAAGAAAGTAAAAAATAACCAAAGCGCAACCATTGCCATTAAAAATATACCCAGCATGATCGAAAATATTTGCCCAATCTCTCTCCAAAATTTAATCCGTCGTTTTCGCTGGGCTTTTATTCGCGCAACTTCTTTTGCCGCATTTTCTTCGGCCTCAGCCATTCTCTTTTTGATCGACTTGTATAAGTCTCCTTGGCCCTGCAGCAAGCACACGTCATGCAGCATTCTGTCGTAATTGGCTACTTGACGGGTAACACTCTCAAGTCGCAGAGCTTCTTGATAAGACATCTTCCCAGCGGCCTGAACCTTCTCGCACTCTTTAGCTGCCATTGCAGCTTCGGACCAACTGCCCAAGATGCTGCCAAGATCACGACCGTGCCCGTGAGCATCACGAAGACTTTGAATGCCTTCGTTGACTGCTTTTAATGCAGCAAACGCTGCTGAGAGTTCAGCGATCATACTTTTATGTCTATCGTAGACATCGACCGGCTGATGTCGGTAACTGACACTCTGTTCCCGCGTAGCTGATAAAGCTGAGTCTCGGAAACTTCGGTTACCTTCTTAACAGGAGCGCCATCAGACGCCATGACCAACTCTTGCATCTGACGATTAGCCACCCGCCTCCAAGCAATCACTGGAGGGTTCCCGGTTGTCTGGTCGATGCTGTTAATAGCCATGTTAAGTCACAAGTTTTAAGACCTGTGGGAAAATAACTACCGCGATAAGGGCTGCGTAAATTCCCCAGATCATGTTATCGAGCTTGTCAAAACGCTTTTCCCCGCGTTTAAGGCTCGCTTCAATCGCTTCGTATCTCAGCCGACACTCTCGTTCGTGGGCCTCGATTTCAGCAAGAGCTTTATTTGCAGGGTCTAGCTCGCTCATTGGACAGATACAGCCTCATCCGGTTCCGCTACAACACTGATGGAATCCCGTAAGGCACTCTCTCTATACCCAAGAGCTACCTGCAGATTAATTAACGCCTGCTGGTTAGCGAGTACCGCTCGCTTGTGCTCATCTATCTGTCTCTTAATGAGTATGACCTGTTCCAAATGGATCTTAGCGTCAGTGCTCAGATCCTCTATGTTGTGGTCAGTTCCATCAATTTGAACAACTGCAGGAGTTTGCTGTGCTTCTTCGCTCATGATGCTATATACGCCTTTCCGTTAATGATCGCTGCCTTTGAAGCCGTCATGTCTTCAGACCCCCAATCCTCACGGGAGACCATGTTCTCAAGATGACCTACGTGCCTCGTAACGATGTCCTTGAGTTCTTCATCCGTCCTGTCTTTTTTGTATCCGGGGTCAGAGTCAGCCCTGATTTTGTCAATTAGCTCAACTGAGTGACCCATTGCCATGTAATCTTGCGCTTTCCGCTCAGTGGTGCGTGATTCTGCTGCCATGTGATTAACTCTCCAACGCGGCAATTCTTGCCGTCAGCGATTCGATCAATACCTGCTGTTCTTGAATAGCCTTAACCAACATAGGGACAAGGTTTCCTTTGGCAAGTTGCTGCGTGCCGTCAGGGTCTTCGCTCCAAATGTTGTGGCCGTCAGCAATCTCGGAATGCGCGTCAATCGCAGCCTTAACTTCTTGAGCTATAAATCCGTGATTTGTTTTCCCGAACCCCATGACAGGACTGTCGTCATCCGGGTCATATTGAGACAACGACGGATCGATTGCGTTTTTGGAATCCCACTTAAACGTCACCGGACGCAAATCGTTGATAAAAGACAATCCGGCAGTAGAGTCCGCAACTTCTGTCTTGAGCCTACTGTCTGAAGCCGCAGACCACGACTCATCCGACCCGTCGAGTGAAAGCGTCGCATTCCCGGCAGATGTCCCGATTCTTACCGTGTTATCCCCGCCGCCGACAATGCCGTATCCGATGACAATCTGAAAATCAGAATCAGCCGCAGAGGTGTCCGTTCCATATCCAAGGCACAGGTTTTTTTGACCTGATTCAATGACATCTCCAGCGGCATAGCCGACTAGCGTGTTTTGGTGCCCGTCTGGCTCGCTGTTAATGTTGATGCGTTGTCCGGCACCACCTCCAATGACGACGCAATTGTTAGCCACCGTCGCATTTTCAAGCGTTCCAAAACCTAGCCCCGTATTTGCAGTCCCGGTGGTCATGGACGCCATCGAGCGGTGCCCGAACGCACTGTTGTACGTGTCCGCATTCCCTGACGGGTTCATGGTGGTCAGAGCTTCGTAGCCTACGGCGGTGTTACGGTCGCCCTGCTGATTGGCATCCAGAGTCAGATACCCCACCGCGACATTCCTGTCTCCGGTGGTATTGTTCTGCATCGAAAAGCCGCCGACGGCGACATTGCCCGATCCCGCAGTAGTGTTTTGGAGTGCTGCAAACCCTAACGCTGTTGCATACGTCGCTTCAGTCGAATTGAGCATGGCATTCTTGCCAATTGCCGTATTGGAATGCCCAGTAGTAACTGCCCCGAGGGCATTGTCCCCGGCGCTTGTATTGTTATCGCCAGTCACCGCGGAACCACTTGCTCCGCCCCCGGCCTGATAGCCAACCGCGACATTTGAATCGCCGCTTGTAATTTCTGCTCCCGAGAAACTTCCTAAGAGAGTGTTTTTTACTCCTGTGAAATCGGTCCCTGCGCTTGCGTTTGTACCCGCCTTAAACCCAAGCCCCACGTTGTACATGTCGGTTTTTGAGGCAGGTTCCACATCACGCAATGCCTCATAGCCCACTGCCGTGTTGCGATCTCCGACAGTGCTTTCTGTGAGCGCCTTGTAACCATACGCGACGTTCAAATCCCCGGTTGTCGTTTTTCCGAGAGCTTCAGCGCCCACTGCCGTGTTGTATCCAGACGTGGTGACGGCATCCAGTGCATTGACGCCTATGGCTACGTTGTAACTTGAACCTGTGTCAGTGGTTCCAGAAGGATCAGAACCAATCCAAATTGAACTGTTCTCTTTAAGGGCTGGGTCAAGGACGTTGAGTTCTGCTGCGGTTGATGTCACGGCGGTACTGCCAATAACTAATCCGCTTGCAGGAACAACAACTCTTGCTGCGCCTGCCAGAATAAGATCATCTGCGGACTCATCCCAGAGCATGTAAGCACTGGCGGTGGCCCCGAAGAACTTAACGTCGTAACCGGTGTCATCTACGCCGACCGTGACCGTGTTATCAATCTGGACAGCACCGTCTATATCGACAGCATCTAGGTTGGTTGTTCCGTCTACGTCAATATTACCGCTTATGTCTAACTCAGTTGCGATAATTTTGTCATTGAATGTTGCAGCGCCTGCTGCCGACATATCAAGAGTAAGGGCGGTAATTGCAGACCCACCATCACTACCTTTAAAAACAATATCACCATCTGAAATACTTGAGTGAATGTTTAAATTATTGCTTGATAAATTAAATTTTCCGTACTCAGAACCTGAACCTTGAAGACTTATATCCCCACCGCCTACGTCCAGATTAATATCACCAGCAACATCTAGTGTAAGGTCACCAGAAGACAGATCAATTTCAGTACCGTCAATTGTAATGTTGTCTACAACTACACCCGCGTTTGCAGTAACTACACCACCAACAGCCAGTGTAGACGCCATATCTACAGCACCATCGATGTCTACTACATCAAGATTAGCCGTACCGTCTACGTCTATATCACCAGATACATCCAAAGATCCTGCATCAAGTTCTCCGGTTAGTGTGATGTTTCGGAAACTTGCTACGTCTTTATTGGAATCTACTGTGACTACTTTACCGGCTACTACAGTCCCTACTGAGCCGCCAAGATCAATAGCGTTAAGCTCTGCAGCGGTAGCTGTAACAGCCGTACTCCCGAGAACTAACTGCCCATCAGGGATGACAATACGTGCAGCCCCAGCAAGGATGAGGTCGTCCTCATCTTCGTCCCAGAGCATATAAGCACTAGCTGTAGCACCGAAAAACTTAACGTCGTAACCGGTATCATCAGCGCCGACCGTAACCGTGTTATCAATCTGGACAGCACCGTCAATATCTACGGCGTCGAGGTTGGTCGTACCGTCTACGTCAATATCACCAGATATATCTAGCGAGGCTGCGGTAAGCGCTCCGGTAAGCGTGACGTTCCGGAAGCTGGACGCATCTTTATTAGCATCCACCGTTACAACTTTGCTGGCGACTACAGTACCTACAGCAGCACCAGTGTCAGAGTAATTAAGCTCAGTCGCGGTAGCCGTTACACCGTCAAGGATATTTAGTTCAGCGGTTGTGCTGGTTACACCGTCAAGGATATTCAACTCAGCAGTTGTGCTGGTTACACCGTCAAGGATGTTCAACTCTGCGGCTGTCGAACTAACCGCCGTACTCCCAAGTACTAACTGCCCGTCAGGAATAACAATACGTGCCGCTCCTGCGAGGATGAGGTCGTCAACATCTTCATCCCAAAGCATGTAAGCACTAGCTGTAGCACCGAAGAATTTAACGTCATAGCCGGTGTCGTCTGCGCCTACTGTCACTGTGTTGTCAATTTGGACAGCGCCATCAATGTCTACGGCGTCAAGGTTGGTCGTACCGTCTATGTCAATATCACCAGATATATCTAATGAAGCCCCGGTCAATACCCCCGCTACGGTAAGCGTAGATGCCATATCTACGGCACCGTCTATATCGACAACATCTAGGTTGGTCGTACCGTCTACATCGATATTCCCAGAAATATCTAACGATGCCGCTACAACTTCCCCAGCAAACGTAGCCTGAGTCGTTCCAGTTGCGATAGACATAACTGTCGCATCGGCGTCGTTCTTGATCGTGACATCAGTGCTACTACCTTGACCGGTAATAATGATGCCTTCCGCGCTGGTGTAGCCGATTGCAGCGTCGTCCCCGGCAGCGGTATCCCCGGTAGCCTGTAGCGTGCCTGCAGTAATAATGTCCCCGACAACTGTTACATTCGTTGTCCCTGTAGGTATCTCAAGAACATCGGCATCAGCGTCGTTCTTGATCGTCACATCATTTGTACTACCTTGACCCGTAAGGATCAGACCTTCTGCGCTGGTGTAGCCGATAGCTGCATCATCCCCGGCAGCGGTATCGCCGGTAGCCTGTAGAGTACCTGCAGCGATGATGTCTCCTGTAACCGTTACATTTGTCGTCCCGGTTGGGATCTCAAGAACATCAGCGTCAGCATCGTTCTTGATCGTGACATCGTTTGTACTTCCCTGCCCCGTAAGGATCAAACCTTCCGCGCTGGTGTAACCCATTGCAGCGTTGTCACCAGCCGCAGTATCCCCAGTCGCCTCAACGGTTAGGCCAGTAATAACTCCAGTAGCAGTGACGGCCCCACTAACATCTAAAGCCGTAAGGTTGGTAACTGCTTCATTTACGTTAGTACCGTCACAGAAAACAATAGAAGATTTTCCGTTGGGTATGGCGATACCAGTACCACTAGCTGTCTTAACAGTAACCTGTTGCCCAGAACCGTTCTTACAAACGTATACCTTGGAGGCAGCGGGGCAGATAACAGTCGCAGCGCCAGACAGATCCGTAGATGTATCCGTAAATTCAAGGATAGCCGCTCTTGCTTCAGCCGTAGTACCGTCTGCGGTAGTCAAGGTATGCGAGTTACCGGACCACGAGTTAATAACCGAACGTCCTGCAACGGCCTCTTCGACCATAGACGTTATATTGTTATTAACAACGTCGCCCCATGTCCCACTTAATTCACCTTGAACCGGAAGCGCGAGTTTAAGTATCGATGTGTATTGTGTAGCCATAGGGTACCTTTATGCCGCTACTTGCCATGTAACAGTTTGTGAATCAGACACCGAACTCCACTCAGGGCTTTGGGAGCTACTTACTGTGCTCCAGCTAGGCGTCTGGCTGTCAGAAACAACTGACCATGTGATGGACTGGGAATCATCAATAGTTCCCCAGCTTGGGGTTTGGCTATCTGAGACAGCCGCCCACGTTACAGACTGAGAATCATCAATAGTTCCCCAGCTTGGGGTTTGGCTATCTGAGACAGCCGCCCACGTTACAGACTGGGAATCATCAATAGTTCCCCAACTGGGGGTCTGACTATCTGAGACAGCCGCCCACGTTACAGACTGGGAATCATCAATAGTTCCCCAGCTTGGGGTCTGACTATCTGAAACACTACCCCATATATTAACAAGGACAGTCCCCAGACCAGAAGTAGCAGCCAGACCTGAAACATCGATAGTAAGACGGTCAGAACCCCACGCAGTCTGCCCCCACGAACCAGACCCCCACGAGGCGGTATATGTTGTAGAGGAACTAGCCATTGTCAGGCTAACCTGATTATTGCGTTACTAGCGTCTGCCACAGGGAACTTAATTTCAAAAGCTCCCCCAGTGGTGCTTTTATCTGCCCCGAAATCTAAAACAGCTATCGCCGGGTTCCCAGTAGTAGATCTATAGATCAAGGCCCCCCTAGCTGTGATAGTAGCGGAGTTCCATATGGTGTCTGCAAAATCCAAATAAGCAGTAGTACCGGAAGTAGTAGGAGCAACAACTGTTAGCGTGTTGCCCCCCGCTGTATATCCGGTACCAGAAACTTCATTAGTCGTTGCGTACGCCGTAGTAGACGCACTGAGATCCGCACTGGAAGTGTACAGGGCTATCTTAAAAGTCTGAGAAGAGTCGGCGCTGAAGTCCACCTCCCCATCAAACAGAGCCTTCTTAAACGAAGTACATAAGGTCTGTGTTATTGCCATACATAACTTCCTACAAGCTCGCTACTCTGAATTGCCCAGATCTATAAGTATCCTCACGGAGTCTACCGTCCCCAAGATTACGCAGCAGTTCAATAGACTGCACGTAGAGCTTTTCATACAACGCAATAACGTCCGGTTCACCTTTCATAAACCGTATAGCCTGTATTAACGCCCCGTTCAGGAGCGCCGAATCAAACTCGTTGCCTAGCCAAGTACTACCTGCACTGACTATAGAAGTCGGGTAATACCCATAATGAAGTTCTACTGTGTAACCGCTATTGGGAGTGGGGCCTACAATGAACGTAGTATCGTCAAAGTACGCATAGTGCTTGGGTTGCCCTGTGGAAGCGGGGGTGGGATACGCATCGCGAATAAAGTTAACGTCCTTATTCAGAAGATAACTGTAGGCCCCACTGCTGTTAAGTACTGCTAGGCTATAGCTGTACAAAAAGTCCGAAGGTACGGATAGATACTTATTACCTGAGGTTAACGTTCCCGTTACATTTTTACGTAACGCAGGGATCTGAACAGAATTATAAATAAGCTGCTCAGCCTGTTTGACGAACATAGCCAATTGGTCAGCCGTAAAGGATGACTCACATACATCTTCGATGTTCGTTGTAAGCTCAGTGTAATTCATAACTAGCCCATAGGACCGCGTGCCATAGTGCCTTTAGTAGCCGCTCCGGTACCCCGTATTTTAATCCCAGAGGTTTTAACACCCTTCCCGGCTTTTTTCGTCTTACCTTTCGACTTCTTCATAACCACCTCCTAGGTAGTTACCACTGTTACTGTTCCTACAGCCCCGGAGGCTACTAGGTTATTCGGTACAAGCCCAAATGGGTCCCGTCCACCTCCCACAGGAGCCCAACCCCACTGTATATCCCGACTCGGCTCTAACTCCGCACTATCCGGGCGGGGGTCTCGTAACGCCTGTGGATCATCTACCGGGAACTCCCCCAGACGTAACTGAGGATGGTCCTTGTTCCAACATTCAGGACAGGCTTTAACGTTAGTGTCCCTACCCTTCTCTACAAGTGATTTTAACTTGTGGAGTCTATACTGGAACCCGCAAACGTCACATATGCCTAGGGCCTTTTTGCCTGATGCAAAACGTGCAGCCACTTCAGATCCTAGTCGCCCGTGGTACAAATCTAGCAGGGGTTTTTTCTCGGTCCTCTGCAGCAGCTAACGAAAACTGTTCGTCATAGACCTGTTTAAGAAAAGGAAGTCTTTCCGCGAGTTCAGGGTCCTTCATCGCAATATTGTACGCAAGCCCTGCTACCAGACAGGGGATAAACCGGAAGTTCATATCTGCGGTTTCAACACCATCACCTGCGTCTTGGATACGGCGCATACGCCAGTACCGAAATTTGTAATCCCCGCTATCGGGCACAGGCCAGACATTTATCTTAGGGTTATCCCGAAGCCGCTCTATCCATACCTGAATAGGACGCCCCTTGGATAATTTGTTCGGGATAGACGCATAGGTGCTGACACTGATACGAGGGATTGTAAGGTCAGATTGTGTAGATACATTACCGTCTCCGGTACGTATAACCTGCTCCAGCAAATCAATAGTATCCGCAGGGAGGTCGTACTCAGACGTACCCTCCACAAGATCTATAGACCCCTCGTCAATCGTCCACAGGTTTATCCCACGGTTCTGCCACTCAATCGTAAGCAGATTCATGGACCGGCGAGCCGTCCTAAGGTCATACCCAGACCGCATCTCACGGCCTGCGCGTTCCCAAGCCTCTTCCGCGATCTCAGTAAAATCTAAACTGAATGCTGTCGTACCGGATGTAGCCATTAGATATACAACGTCTTTTTACGTCGCCCTGCTTTTACTGCTCCACACCCACGGGCTATAGAGCGTTTACCTTTGATTAAGCCTCCGCTACGCAACTTTACTGTCGCAGCGGGGGTATTCTTAACCACTGTCTTACCTTTCCCTCCCTCCTGCTTTTTCTTTTTAGCAGTAGCGGATAACTGTGTCTTCGACAAACTTTTGGCCTTACTCCTAGGCAAACAGCGGTCAGGGTTTTTCGTATCCTTGGAAGTACCGCACGGGCCTTTAATCTTCCCATCAGTACCGATACGGACCCAATCCTGTTCCCGCCATTTACGTAACTGGCCCACTAGCGTGCCTTCTTACTTTTGCCATACTTAGGGTCTTTGCAGTATTTCGACGCTGCCATGTTGGCGTACGCTGACGGATACGTGTCAAAGGTTCGCTTAGCCCAAGCCTTACCCTTGGCACATATCTTACCGCCGCTTTTGTAGTATCTACGCATCAACGCATCTTAGCGGGACGAACGCCTTTTCGGGCTATCCCTGCACCACGAACTTTGCCCCCGGCCTTATAGCCTTTGGTCTTCATCTTCCCACCGGCCTTATAGCCTTTGGTCTTCATCTTCCCACCGGCCATATAGCCTTTGGTCTTCATCATGCCGCCACCGCGCATTTTCTTCGCAGGCCCAAAATCAGCCTTTGTGGGACGCCTGCCGAGTTCATCGTACTTATTTAAGTACGCCGTCAGCCCCACCCCGGTCGCCGCTAACTGCTCTCTCGTAACGTTGGCCTTTCCATCTTCAGAACCTTTCTTACCTACGTTACGATCCGCCATACCGGTGCCCTTACCGGTAACACGCGGTTTCTTTTTAGGCAAGGATGGCGGTGTTTCGGGTTTTGCAATCATAGATTTCTTGGATTGCAAATCCTGCATAGCAGCCTGTCTTTTGGCACCTGCCGCTCTTGACTGCGCGGGGGTTTTACCTCTTAGGGTCTCGGTTCGCGGACTAACATCCTCGCGTTGTGCCCTAGGGACGGGCTTAGGCTTAGACTTAGGCTTTGCTGGAGGAACCTCTGGACCTTTGAAAGCTAATCTAGCCCCTTGAGAGGGAGGTGTCGATGTTCTTGCAGGTGCTTTTGGAGCAGGAGGTTTCGGCTTTGCTGGGGGAACCTCTGGACCTTTGAAAGCTAATCTAGCCCCTTGAGAAGGGGGTTTCGATGCAGAAGCCGCTTTACGTTTGGCTCTGGCCTCTCTGCGCCTTTTAAGTACAGAAGCAGGTAGTTTAGGCATGACTAAGAGTCCTCATCGTTATACAGGTTGTCAAACACCTGATTAATATCTAACGTATAGTCCAGATCGGACTTACTGTAATGGATATGTTGGGACGGCTTGAAATCCGGTGCACCTTCCCCGGTTTCAAACCATGCAGGATGAGTCACTCTCACCCGATTATTCGGCAGGGCAACTATGTTGCCCGTCCACTCCCCTGCGTCTAGCAACTCAAGTACATGCGACTGCTTATGTTGTGCAGGGTCGTCCGCTATCTCGTTCTCTGTGTAATCCACAGTAAAGTAATACTTAGCGGGGTACATCTCACCGTCTATTTTGGCGAGCCAAGGTGTGGGGGTAGCACGGTCCAAGGTATACACACTATGCGTCCGCGAGGAACAATCCCACGGCTGAGCCGCCCAAACAGGCATAGGTTCGGGCCAATCCTCTAACGGGGTGTCCCCAACTAACGCTGTAATAGGCATTCTGGCCCACATAGCTCCACCGTGTACATTAACCTCGTCCTCATCGTAAGACTCAGCTCCAGTAAAAATGAGCTGAAAACTTAAACACCTACAAGGTATCGTTGTCACCGCAATAGCCATAGCGTGTATAAATTCGCCATGATATTTCAGGTGATTATGTGTGTACTCCTTCCTTACCCAACATTTGAAATAAGGTATGTTGCTCTGTAGGTAAGCCACCCGTCTCCTAGCACTTCCAGCGCCGTCTGGCCTGCCGTATCCTAGAATTAGGATCTTTAGCGGCTTTAGGGAACTTCTTCATCTGCCCTGCAGATCTGGCACAAAACGACTTACGTCTCTTGGCGTCCTTACTCCCCTTCTTAACTTTACCCGTTACTGCTGTCTGTAACTTACTACCGGGATTCTTACGCCTATACGCAGCTACTCCCGCTTTGGTCATACCAGCACCGGCCTTCGTGGGCCTAAAGTTACGCTTATTGCGCTTAGGCATACCCCCACCAGAAAAGGTGGGGCACGCAGGTTTTTTGTAGTAATTACGCATAGAACAGGGTTAGGGACGACAACGTTGTCTGTCCGTACAGGACATACCCCCCACTAGCAAACACGATCCCGTCATCCGGAACATCCGGATACTGAGTGGTATTCGCGGAAGCGACAGTATTGAACTGCATACGAACAGTGCCTGTTGCAGAAGTCTCTCTGAACGTAATAGTCCCTGCTGTAGCAGTATTTACTGCGTACAAACCTCTGAGACGCAAACGCCCACGGAATATAGGCCCAGCGATATTCGCACCGGACCCTACCTCTACAGCCCCTGCCGTAGCCGCACTAGAAGCAACCTGAGTTATGGTTGCGAAATAGCCCGTACTAGTGACCGTTGTGGCATTAGGGCCAGTAATTACTTCAGAAGCCGCCGTTCCGGTTTCATCTGTGCCGGTTACAGTAAAAGTCTTACCAGACTCATCACTACCACCGTACACCGTGACCTGCCTAGGCTGGTCAAATGTCACCGATCCACCGCTGGCTAATGCACCATTGATGGTTAAATTAGCCGCACCAGAAGGAGTCTGCGAAGCACAAACCCCATCTCTGTCAGCGGTAGCGGCCTCGATAAAGGTCGATTGAATGTCAGAAGACATAAAAAATCCTTATTCAAAAGGCGTTGCGAGCGTACCGTCCCCGTGCAGGAATGCCTCGCAATGCCAGACTGCGGCAGTGGTGGCTTTCAACCTGATGATGCCTCCGACAAGCCAACCTTGACCGGCGCTTCCCAGATCTATCGTATCGTCATTGCTGGCGTCAGGGATAAACGTATTTACGTCCGTAGCCGTTGCCGGATCGAAAATCTGAGCAAACCCAGAGTAAAGGTCACTCGTATTCTCGGTGTTTATCTGACCTGCCCCAGTAAACGTCGTACCCACAATAAAGGTGTAGCTCAAACCAGCGGCTGCTGTAGGCAACGTAACCACAATACCTGCGGCACGGTTCAGCGTGAATACTGCACCGGACTGGGTAGAAGCCACGCTGTAGGTAGCATCCGTGATGTCCACAACGTTGTCGTAGGAAGAAACGTACCCTGTCGTGGTGACGTTACCACTCGTATCTACATCGAGATTGGTGGTAATAGCCCCAGTCGTGGCGTTTTTTGTAATCTGCTCAAACCCGTTTTCAGAACGAACCGGGCCGTTGAAAGTCGTATTAGCCATGTGTTTCTCCTGTCGTGGCTAGTGTCAGGCACAGGACGTACCTGTCAGGGAACAGTTTCATGTTATAGAAATAGAAAAGGGGCGACAAGCGCCCCTTCCCTTGTGGAGCTTACGCTCCCGGCGAACCAAAAATCCCGAGTGGGTCACTTACCCCGAAACTATAACGCTCACGAGCTTTATAGCGGGAGTTACCCGTATCGAAATCTGCGTCCATTGAGGTGGACATCGGAGTCCGCGTGAAGTGCTTCAGGCCATTAGGCACGTCAGTCATAAGGAACCAAGCGTCCGTGTCCGTCAGGTAATGGTTAACGGCATACCCTTCAGGGATAGCCCCATTACTACGGATGGCGTTCAGATCATTATCTGCTGTACCAACACGACCTTCGGTCTCAAGCAACCGAGTAGCAACAAACTGCAGGTTGGGCGGGATGATGAGTTTACGTGGCTTAGCTGCAATGAGCAGGCTACGTTCGTCAGTCCATCCAGCGATCTGAATTACGGTGGCTTCCAGAGAAGTCTCGTTCAGATCAGCAGCCGTTGCAGGCTCGTTGGAGTTTGTGCCACCGGAAACCAAGGGATGGTCGGTTGCACAAAGCTCTTTACCATCACCGTACGTTGTACCAGAGGAGAAGGCATTATTCAGAATAGCTGCTGCCTTAACCTGCTTGGTGTACGCCATTGCACGAGCGAGGGCCTTTGTATAACGAGCCGAAAGCGAGTCGTACAAATTGTCCTCAATAGCCTCCTCAGTAACTGAGAAGCCCATAGCAATGGTTTCGTGGTTGTAACGAGCCGTCCACGCTTCCTGTGCCGCATCGTATTCGATGGCGCTACCTTCGTCCTTAACAGGGGCAGCGGAGAATCCTGACAGCTTCGTTTCTTCTTCAAACGAGCGATCTGAACTCTCAGACTCGAAAACTTCGGCGTGTTCTTCACCGTACTTAGCATACTCCAGCCCGAACAGCGCATTGAGGCCGGGAAGGAGTTCTTTAAGTAGCTGGGCGCGAGAAATTGCCATTGTACTCTACTCCTTATATGCCAGTGGTGTTGTCAAACATGTGGCCTGCGTTCCATTTAACGTAAGCCTCAGTAAAACCACCAGATGAATTCTTCGTCTCCTCAACCAGCGCAACAATGCGGAATGGCAAGGTGTTCGTAGTCGCAGAAGTATCAGAGACCGCGCACTTGGAATTACCGGTAACCGTGCTGCCAGTGTTATCCACTCCAGCAACATTAGCTCCGATGTCCGTTATTGCGAAATCACCAATCGTCGTGCCAGAAGACACAACTGCAACCTTAAACAGAAGATCCGTAGCATCCGCAACGTAGGCCACAATATCTGAGGCTACAGTGCTTGCAGGATAATACTGCTTAAAGGTTTTCTGTGACGTACTTGGGTCCGTAAACGCGCACCCAAGAAAAACCCCAATAGGGGTCATGGCAGCGTCAAACGTATCACGTTCAACCGTGCCCCCGGTAACTAGTTGTACAGCGTCCCCATTGAAGATGTTAGTACCGTAGTTACTGGCAATAGAGTATTGCCGTGTAACACCTGCAAAAGGGGTGCCGCTCAACAGTTTTACCGGAACAAGCCCATAAGGCCCATCAATTGTCGGGTAAGCCATAGCTCATCCTCCTAAAGATTTATGTTCCACTACCGAAAGTGACCTTCGATTGCCTATCACTAAATAAGGGCATACGAGGATCGTTCTCTCTCATGAGGTTGTTATCGACAGATTCGATCTGGGCACGAGTCTGATCTGCATAGTACTGCGTGCGTTCTTCGACCAATTCTGCTGGAGCCTTGCAAAGCATGAGCCCACCGATGACTACATTGTCCTTAAAGCGTTCATGCTCTACGGCAACGATAGTTATCTCAGGGTGGTCTGAGGCTTTTACTGGCTCCCAACCTTCACGGAGTTTTGAGGACACATTAGTGGCATCAATCTGACCTTGAGTACTTACGCGAACCCAATGAAATGCATACCCCGGCTCGGGATGAGGTGACGGAAGCACCTCGGGGCGCGACCAAGCCTTTTTACGGGACGTTTTTTCACGGGTAGAAGTTTCTCGATTAAGCCGATTTTCAGCCATTCTGTTTCCCCATATCAATTGCAACCTGTTTGGCGTACTGTTCAGGGGTTAAACCCAACCTTTTAGCAAGTGTCAACTGTGTCTGCGTTAACCTAATTCGTTTAGGAGTAGTGCTCCGCGTAGCGGGGGCAACCACATTTGACCGCTTTTTCGGTTTTCGTACCTCTTCATCCCCCTCAAAATTTTCAGGGAATGTACTTCGCATCCGAGCATCGAGACGCTCGTAGTATTCATCGGAGACGGGATTTACTCCGTCTTCATTAACGAGCTTTGTATGCACCGCCATCGCAAAGCCCGTCATTTCAGTATCTTTGTTGAACCAAGGATTGCGTTCTTGCCAAGCAACCAATCTAGGGTCAACGTTCGGTGGCGGGGTAGTTGTTTCGCTTTGTACCGGAGTTTCTTCTTCCTGTAAAGCCGGTACTTTGAAGTTAGTCAGCTTGTCAGCTTTAATCTTCGCCGTAGTTAGCGTGTCTTGAGCAGCGACAACGGCATCTGAGTCTCCCCCCTCGTAGGCGTCTTTATATGCCTGCTTCGCGGAATCAAGCTCAAACTCAGCCGTTTTACGTGCTTGCTCAAGGAGGGCTGTCTGGTTTTTGTTGACGTTACCCTTTAACTCCTTATTTTCATCTAGGAGTTGTTGAGTCATCCGTTCCAGTTCTTCACGTTCTCGCAATGCCGTTTCTTTGGCACGACGCTCGTCGTGGTAGCCCTTGCTGAAATGCTGGATACGGCGGCGGACTTTCTCTGAATATTCCTGAAGTTCGTCCTCCGTTACCTCTGCAGGAGGCTCAGAAGGAGTTCGACCACGGTCCGCTTCGGGGGTGTCGTCAACGACTTCTAGTTCATAGTCTTCGCTGCTGTCAGCCTCAGACTCGACCTTGGTTTCCTGCCCCATAACCGTGGCGCTGGAGGGTTCAATTTCAATCTCAACCTCATCTTTGTCGGACTCCGACTCGTGAGGGAACTCAAACTCAACTTTTTGAAAAGCCATATCGCCTCCTAGACCGTCATAATCCCACGAGGATCAGGGATAACCGCTTCAATAGAATCATCGTTCATAAGGCGGTATTCCTTCCCGTTTACTTTGAATCGGGTCCCGGTGTTCATGCGAAACATGACGTAATCGCCCCGTTTACACCAAGGTCCGTTAGGATAACGATCAGGGTCCTTATAGGCGTCTTCGCCCATATCTAGGACGATACCTAGGATTGAGAGGATAAACTCTTTGTTCTTCTCCCCTTCTGTCTTCAGGATCTCACTACCTTCGTAACGCTCTTCAATATCAGGGAGCGCCACTAAAACCCGGTAGCCCACAGGAACAGGTAGCTGGGCTTCCCACTCCTCTTCAGTCAAAGAAGCGACGTTAGCCTCACTCATCATTATCACCGTAATTGCGCGAGAGGTCTTCTACAATAGCCTTGCTGGACTGCAGACCCCGAAGCAGCCCAACAACTTCCCGATAGTTCGCAAAATCCTTCGCGGAACCAGCGGTTAAAAATTCAGTGGATGATGAGATCTGATCGTCTATCCGATCCGTAAGCACCTCAAAGAGGGTTTTCGCCACTAGGTATCCTTAGTATTCCTAGGCTTCGCCATAGATGAAGCCATCTTCGCTAACTCCAGATCCAGTTTTGTCCGGTCCCGGCGTCGGTCTGCTGCAAACTTAACGCCTTCCTTTTCGGCGTCCATTTCAAGTTCTTTACGCTCCAGAGCCAGCTTTTCAGACTCAACTACGCTGTCAACCATGTCCTTCTGTGCCTTGCGCTGCAGTTCCTGCTGCTTAACAGTGGCATCAAGTTGATCCTTAGCGGTCTTACGCTGTACCTCTTGCGCCTTAATCTGAAGCTCCTGTTGTTGTAATTGTAACACAGGATCTTGCGCCTGCTGCTGGGCTTTCTGCTGCGCTGCTTCCTTCTGGTGAGTCTGGGTTAACTGTGTACCCGCCTTAGCCAGTAGCTGCGACAGTTCTACTTCAATATTCTCCGGTAGCTCCTCATTAGGCGGCGGTAACGCAACGCCCAATTTCTCTTCCATCTGCTTCCGGTACTTGAAGCCCAAGTGCTCAGCGATATGCGCTTGCAACGAAGCCATGATCTTTTGCGCCTGAGGATTCTGCCCAACAAGCTGAGCAACCATTGGATCTTGCATGAAAGATGTATGTGTAGTGATGTGAGCGTCGTGGTCCTGATTGAGAAATGCCTTGAGAGGCTTACCAACCAGAGCGTCCATGTTCTCACTAACTGGATCAGCCGGTTTAGCATCATCACGAGTCGGTACCAATTTGTCTGCGTTTTTAACCCCCAGCACCTCAATCATCTGGCGGTGCAACTGGGGCAGGTCATATATCTGCGGAGCAGACTGAGACATCTGTAGCACAGCCTGATACTGCACCACCCGCTGCGCCATAGTAGAACTATTCGGGTCACTGACAGGCAGCACATCGACCATCGCGTAGTCGTCCTGCTTTGCGCTTATCTCCCCTCGGAGGGGCTCGTACCCGTACTCAACAGGGGCGTACTCCGCAAGAATCGATTTCAGGAGCTTGAACTCCTGTTTCATAGCGTAGTGCACACGAGCCTGTACAGCCGCCATAGGCTTGAGCGTGCGTTCCAACAAGGCCAACGTCGTACCTACCGGCGCGTTAGCAGACATGTCAGAAATATTCATGTCACTGATGGCCCCGAGTCTACGGCCTTCCTGCGTTATCTGATTCAGTAACGCGACCAGTGTCTGACTCGGTTCCTTATAAGGAAGGGGCATGATGTTGTCGCGGATCGATCCGGACGGCACATCAACGTCTTTCCACTCCCCCGGCTCAATCGGGGTGTCATCACCCTTTATACGCAACCCACGGGATTTCAGACCCCCCGGAAGGTTAGACAGGGTGCCTGCGTCCACCAATTGCCGTAGGAGCGATGTTCCCGCTCGGGCGTACCCCCCTATGATATGTATCAGCCCCAGCCCATAAAAGCCGAAACCCGGTACATATACATAGTGGACAAAGTGCTGCCGCTTCAGGGTCAGTGGGTCTGTCTCGTCCCAGTTCCTGCGTACCGCTAAAACTTCATTACTACCCTGCTCAATAGTAACAACGTAAGGCTTAGCAATATCATCGTCGTCATCAACACCATCGATAATAAGATCCGCATGGACCTCATATAGGGTGTACCGCCCGTCATCATTGAGGGTAAACCCACCTTCTTCGGCTTTTTTCTCTTCGATGTCGGTGTGGTACGGCTGGGGGTCACCCAATTCAACATCCGC